TTTAATATCCTGCTCTGTAACCTGTGTTCTAAACAACAAAGGACCAAACATATATTGTTGATAATTTATCATAAGTAATTAAAATTTATTACCACCCTTCTTTCTACATCTGTTTGTGTTACCGCAGCGTGGTATGTTTTTGAATCTATAATTAATAATTTATTTTCTTCTGCTTTAATTTTAGTTTTATCCTTGAGTAAAGTATATCCATTATTTGTATTAACATAAAATATAGCTGTTTTACAAAAGAAAGTTTTATCTAAATGAAAGTCAGATTGGATATGTTTATTTGTTTTAAATAATAAATTAGCCCTTATTTCACTAATCATATTTGGTTTAAGTTTTTTTAGTATAGGCTCTATAATTGGATTGTAATAAACTGAGTTTTTTTGATGGCTGTGATAAAAATTATGTCCCATAAAAAAGCTATCATTTTTACCAGATGTTTGAAACTCATTAAAAAACCAAGGAAACTCATTAGAAAACATAATACTTTTAATTTTATAAAAGTCTTCTTTATCAAGAAAATTTTTAATTTGTTTCATATTAATTTAAAAGCTAATGTTATTCTTGGACCTTTTTTTGGAGCTCTTCCTCTATGAAGTTTAGAAGACTTAAAAACAATTAATTTATTTTCTTTAAAAACAATTTTACGATCTTTAAATTCAAGATTACCTTCACCTTTCACCATATAAAGTGCGGTCAATGAACAGTCATCATTGTGAAATTCTCCCTCCATACCGGGGTGTTGTATATTTAAATGCATATGTTTTACGGTAAAAGGTATTTTTAATGTTTGTTGTAATTTATAAATTAAAAATTTATTTAAATTTTCTTTTTGATCAAAGTAACATGAATAGAATAATTCACCCTCTCCTGTGCTTGAATGTCCATAAAAATGAGGAATATTAAAAAGGTATAATTTTTTTAAATAATTAGCTAAATCTTCATCTAACCAATCTTTAATTATTTCTGTATGTTTATATTCCATTCTAAAGCACTAATTATGTCTTCGAGATTAATTTCTTTTAATCTATGTGTCATAATAAAACCATGTAATTCAGCTGCTTCAACAATAACCCATTTATCTACTTGTTCAAATACAATTTTATCAGCTTTAGATAATGAAGTTAGGGGTTTAACATTTCTTCCTTCTGTATCAATTTTATAAGGTCTTAAATCATATTTTAACTTTTGATTTAATCTCCCTTTAAGAATACCAGACACATCCCAAAATTCTTTTTCTTTTTGTTTTTGTGTAGCTTTTTTAACGTTAGTTAAATGCTTTTTAATAAAATCTTTCATGTCTTAAAATCAAAGTTTATAACTGTTCTCTTATCAAAGTCAATGGGACAGTTTCCAGAATGATATATACCTCCATCAAAATAAATAGCTCTACCTTTTTTAGGAGATACTCTTTGATCTTCGATCGCTTCAGAGTCTAATAATATATCATCAGTTATTTTATTTTTAAAAAAAACAGTATCTCCATCAGAATCATCTACATAATATAATAAAGTTTTATATGGTAAATGATCTTTAACATCTATGTGAGGAACGTTGTATTTATCTTTAGTATGTTCTTTACTAGGAAAAGTTCTTCGTATTCTAATTCTAATTATATCTTTAATATCAACTTTTTCTTTAATACGAAAAAAAGTTAATATGGTTTGAAAAAAATGATAAAAATTTGAATTTACTCCTTCACTGCCAAATAAAGTATGAACCATCGCAAACGTATCTGTAATATTTTTATTTTTAAAATTAAATTCATTTTCCTTAACAACAAGATCTTTCATAAAAAACCAAGCTATTTCCTGACTATCTAATAAATCAATATATTTATTTTGTATCTTTAAAGGTACAAAATTATCTAAAACTTTTATCATGTTGTTTCTGTTTTAAATGGGAATCCTAAATGAGGTCTGCCATCATAAAGATTTTTATCCCAACCTTTTGTTCTTTTATTATTGTAGTGTAAGAATACTTGTCCGCACATATAACCTTCAAAAGGTTTCCTCCAATGAGACAACTCCATTCCTCTATAAATAAGTAAATCTCCTGGTTTTAATTTAACTTCTATTTCTTTCCTATTTGAATCTTCTAAGTATATAGGCCACATATCTCCACCTAAATTTAAAGTTGCTGATATTTCACAACTAAATCTATCTTTATGTTTTTTTAATATATCTCCATTTTTATATAACCTAGTATATGTATAATTAGGTGATAGTTTTAATTTAGTTTTTTTCTCTAAAACTTCATTTATAAGAAATAGTAATGTCTCCATAGCAATATCAGAATAACAAGAATAAGTTCCTGGTGCTTGTTCGTCTCCATCAAAACCAAGTAATTTGTTATTAATATTCATTCTTTTTAAAGTATAAAAAGTTTGTTTTTTCATTCTTAAATAATTGAATAAAAAATCAGCTAACTCTTTGCTAATTACTTTTCTACATATTTGATATTTATTTTTATTAAACATAAGGTTTTCCTACTGTCCACATTACTAAACTATACCTTGTTCCTTTTTTTATGGGTGTAACCCGATGCCATATAAATCCAGGAAAAAAAATAATAGACCCTTGTCCTAAATTACATTGACTCATATTTATTTTATTGTCTTCCAAAGGTGTTTCAACATTGTTATTCTGACCTATTTCTAAATCTCCTCCAGTATATTCATTAGGATCATTTAACAATACGCTACAAGATATTTTTCTTATTTTTCCTTCATACTGTGGATATCTATGATTTTTATAAGGACTAAAAAAAGAATCCATGTGCCAGTTATAATATTGACCTTTAGTATATTTAGTAAACTGTATGTCTTCAGACCAACTTATTTCAAAATTCCAACCTGCATTTTTATTTGCGGTATGTAAATAAGGATTTAATTTTTTATAAATTTCGTCTTCATACACCCAAACTATATTAGAATTTCTACGTTCTTTATTTTTTTTAGCTGATACTTTTGCACCATCACCACCAATTTTACCTTTTTTAGTAGCCTTTGTTTTATATTTTTTAATTATGTTGTTACACCATTCTTTATCTAAAACATCTTTAAAAAACCATACATTGTGTTTTAAATACATTACTTGTAAATCCTTTCGATATCAGCAAAATAAATACAATCTATGTCTGATTTGTTAAAAGTTTCAATAGCATCTTCAGGAGTCTCTACCAATGTTTCTCCTGCTAAATTAAAAGAAGTATTCATTAATATAGGTACTTTGGTTTTTTCATAAAATATTTTTAAGATTTTGTACAATATTGGGTTTTGTCTTTCATTAACTGTTTGTATTCTACATGTATTATCTACATGTATTACTGCAGGTATTTTTTCTTTAACTCCTTCTAATGCTTCAACCGCATATAACATATAAGGAGATTTTTTTAAACCAGCCATGTCAAACCATTTATGTGCTTCTTCTTCTAAAACTGATGCACCAAAAGGTCTAAACCATTCTCTGTTTTTAACTTTGTTCATTATGTCTTTACCGTCCTTAATTCTTGAATCTAATAATAAAGACCTATTTCCCAAAGCCCTTGGTCCAGCTTCTGCTCTACCTTGATATAAGCCTACAATTTTTTGATTAAGTAAATGTTCAACTACAGTCTCTATTTTATCATTACCTTTTTCTAAATTATAAAAAGGTTCAGGTCCTAAATAAATATTATCAAAATTATTTTGTGTTCCACAATATTTACCAAAAGTTATTGCAGCTCCAATACTATTACCTTCATCACCACATAAAGGATCAACATAAAGATTAATATCTTTAGGCAGAGCTTTTTTTAACCTATAGTTAAAAACAACATTTAAACCACAACCACCAGTTATTATGATATTTTTTGTTTTGTTGGCATATCTATTTAAAAGTTCAACCATTTGATACTCAAATTGTTTTTGACTTTCATAAGCTATGTCATAATGAATTTGTTTATATCCTAATTTTTTGTGGTAATAAAGTTCTGGGTATTTTTCAACATTAACAGTAAAGTTAATATTTTTGCTGTATTTATCTTTATAAAAAAACAAATCATCTTTGGATAAAATTTCTTGTATTTTTTTATTAGGTTTTCCATAAGCTTGCAAACCCATAAGTTTTCCTTCATCATTTGTTTTAAAACCTAAATGATTTGTCATTCTACTATAAAAAGCTCCTGAAACAGGTCTATAATCTACATCAAAATTTTCAAATCCTTTAAGTGTAATTGCATCAGTTATAAAGTCAAAGCCATAAATTTCATTAGCTCTTACTTTTGCTTTATGTCCTTCTCTGGTAGTTTGTAGTCTTTTATATAAACAATCAAATCCGTGTTCTATACTTGCAAAGTATACAGAAAAAACTTCATGTCCTTGTTTACCATTATCCAGTATGTAGTTAGATCCTCTACCATCAGCTACTAATATTACTGCTTGATCCATATTAGAAGAATACATTGCTTTTACCGCATGATTTAAATGATGTGATTTATAAAAATGAACTGCATTTTCATAAGGGGAATCAATTAAACCTATCTTGTACATATACCCATAAACAAGATGAGCGTCATGGGTATCATATCCTGTAGCAACTACTTTATCTATTTTAATATTTAATTTTTTAATTTCATTTAAAGTGTGTATGGGAAAAAAACTATCATTTTTAATTTTAGATAGTCTTTCTTCTTGATTATAATAAACTAATTTAAAGTCACAAAATAAAGCAACTGACGAATTATGGTTTTTCTGTAATCCTAATATGTTCATAGTTTTAATTCTGTTAATGTTTGTCTAGAACCAAAATCTCCTTTTGCAAAAACATTAAAGGCTAGGCTTATTCTTTTTCCATACGTTTCTTTAACATTACCAACTTCATGCATTAAACAAGAAGGAAACAAAATAAGTTTATTCGTAGCTGCAGGTATCCACCAAGTATCTGAATTATATTTATTAAATTGTTTGGGATATATTTTTATTTGATCAAATACATTTTTTTTAAATCTAATAAAATCTAATTTTGGATCAGCAGATATATAATAAACTCCAGATATAATAGAGTTGGGATGAAAGTGTGGATAGTGTATTTGTTTTTCGCCCGTATAATTTAACCAAGATTGTGTAATATAAAAATTTAAATTACTTGAAGGTTTTAATATTTCATTTACATATTGTTGTATAAAAAAATTAATTTCTTTCTTTAAATTTTTAAAAGGTTTTTCTTCAAGAATGTAAGTATTTTTACTTTGTAAAACTTTAAACTCCCAGTCTGGTTTTGTTTCATATTTAAAAAATTTTTGTAAAGTAGATTTAGATAAAGGCTCTAAATATTTTTCACATACAGGAGTTGGAAAGAGATCTATAACATTCATAACTTTATAAATGTTATTTATATATTAATTAAATATAAAGTAAAGGCTAGCTAACTACCCAAGTATTGGTGTTTGTATCCCAATGATAAGCAACCATTGGATCTTCTAAAACATTTTCACTTTGCCATCTGTAGTTTTCTTCGTTCCAGAAAGGCCATCTTAATACTACAGCATCACTTATGAACAAACTTTCATCTGCTGGTCTTGTTACTGGAGCTTGCCAATCATCATTAGCATCTAAAGTCCAAGAAGGGAAAGGTTGTGGTCTTATAAATTTATCTTTAACAGCATCATAGGTATCTCCTATTCCTGCATTTTGTTTTCTAAAAGCACCTGGTACTGAACATTGTTTCCAAGTGCCACCAAAAGTGTTTGCACAATAAGTTTCTCCATCAACATGCATATCATTTTCACCTAAAGGGCCATTTGAAGTAGGTACATCATTTCCTACTTTAATAGTTTGAGTGACTATGTTGTTTTCGTCTAATTTTGCAAATGTTGCCATTATTCTACCGTAAGTGTCCCTGAAACTGTAAATGTTGCTA